CGAAGCGTTCGTCGAGGAAGCCGTCGACACGAAGGACCTCACGGCGCTCGCCGCGCAGGTTCACGACAACGCCCGCGCCACGACGCAGATGCGCGTTGCCCACGCGAAGCTCACGGGCGATCACGCCGCGACGAGGCTTGAGGTCGACGTCGCAGAGACCGAGGCGCTCGCCGAGCAGCTCCGTCGTGCACTCCACGGGTGATCTTCTCGCGCGTCTCGCGAGGCTGCCGCCAGCGCAGGCAGCGGTCCTGCGGCGCCGCTGGGATGTGTGGGGCCGTCCCGACCAGCAGGCACCGGGCGGCGCCTGGCGCACGTGGCTTATCCTCGCGGGCCGCGGGTGGGGCAAGTCGCGCACGGGCGCCGAATGGGTCCGCGCGCAGGCGACGTCGGGGCGCGCCTCGAGGATCGCCCTGGTCGCGAGGACCGCGGCCGACGTGCGGGACGTGATCGTCGAGGGCGAGAGCGGAATCCTCGCGATCTCTCCGCCGCACGAGCGTCCGATCTGGGAGCCCTCACGGCGGCGCCTCACATGGCCCGGCGGCACGATCGCGACCACGTACAGCGCCGAGGAGCCCGACCAGCTGCGCGGTCCCCAGCACGACGCGGCGTGGTGCGACGAGCTCGCGGCGTGGAGATACCCCGACGCGTGGGATCAGCTGCAGATGGGGTTGCGCCTCGGCTCCGATCCGCGCGTTGTCGTCACCACGACGCCTCGGCCGACGCCGCTGGTGCGCGCCCTCGTCGCGTCGAGCACCACGGTCGTCACGCGCGGCCGCACGGCCGACAACGCGCGAAATCTGGCACCCGGTGTCGTCGAGGCGCTCGCCGCGCGCTACGCAGGCACGCGCCTCGGACGGCAGGAGCTCGACGGCGAGATCCTCGATGACGCGCCGGGCGCTCTCTGGCGCCGCGCGCAGATCGACGCCGCGCGCCACGCTGGCCCGGCTCCGGCCTTGCGTCGGATCGTCGTCGGCGTAGACCCCGCAGCGTCGGCCACGGCGCAGAGCGACGAGACCGGGATCGTGGTGGCCGGCCTCGGCCACGACGGCCGCGTCTACGTGCTGGACGATCGCAGCGGCACCTATTCCCCCGAGCAGTGGGCCGCGCGGGTCGTGGCGGCCTATCGGGAGCACCGGGCCGACCGCGTCGTGGCCGAGGTCAATCAGGGCGGGGACATGGTCGCTAGTGTGCTTCGCGCCGTCGACGCCTCGCTCCCTCTCTCGACGGTGCACGCGAGGCGCGGAAAGGCCTTGCGCGCGGAGCCCGTCGCGGCGCTCTACGAACAGGGGCGCGTCTCGCATTGCGGAGCCCTCGCGCGGCTCGAAGACCAGATGTGCGCCTGGGACCCGACCGGCGACGATCGCAGCCCCGACCGGATCGACGCACTGGTCTACGCCGTGTCGGATCTGCTCGTGGCACCGAAAGCGCTTGACTACGGTCGCGCGGCTCAGCCCGCCCGTGGTATCCTCCGGCCGTCGTGGTAGCCAAGCTCGTCCCGATCGCGCGCCCCGAGGACCGTCGGCCGCCTACTGCCCCGCGGTCGTGGGCCGACGTCGTGGACGATCGCTGGTCGGTCGGGAAGGTTCGCTCGGCGCTCACCGATCACATCGTCGGCCAGTGGACCTCGAGCGCCCTGCTGGCCGACGCGCTGCTGCAGGACGATCGCGTGGCGGCCGACCTGCGCACACGCGTGCTCGCGGTCAGCGGGCTGCCCTTCCGGCTCGAGGCCAGCGTCTTCGGCGACCAGCGCCGGGCGCGTCTCGTCGCGCGAGAGGCAGAGCTGGCGTGGCCGCAGATCGCACCGGCGTCGCTGATCCACGACCTGCTGCGCTGGTCGATCCTGCTGGGCTTCGCGCCCGCGGTCTGCACGTGGGCGACGAGCGCTCGACGGTGGACGCCGACGGTGCAGCTATTCCACCCCGAGCACCTCTATCTCGACACCGGCGCCGAGGTGATCCGCGCGTCGACGCGCGACGGGATCGTCGACGTCACGCCCGGTGACGGCGCCTGGGTGCTGCACGCCCCCGACGGGTCACGCCCGTGGATGTGCGCAGCCGTGCGCGGCCTCGCGATCCCGTGGCTGGCGCGGAGCTACGCCCGTCGCGATTGGTCGCGGTTCTCCGAGAAACACGGCCTCCCCATCGTCGGCGCGATCGTGCCGCAAGAGGCCGACGCCGGAGAAAAGGACGGATTCTATAGCGATCTGCGACGCCTCGGCGCCGAGGGCCTCGTGGTCCTGCCGCGCGACCAGAACGACCGAGGTTTTGATCTGAAGTACCTTGAGCCCGGCAACGTGCAGGCCTCCGGCGCCTTTCGCGACCTGATCTCACACTGTGACCAGGCGATCGCCGTTGCACTGCTCGGGCAGGCGTCCAACGCGCAGGAGGGCGGGTCGTTCGCGAAGGCCCAGGCGCTCGACGCGATCCGCCTGGATCTGCTGGAGAGCGACGCCAAGGCCCTCGGGGAGACGATCTATAGCCAGATCCTCCGGCCGTGGGCGTGGTTCAACTTCGGCGATCCCGACCTCGCGCCGCGCCCGATCTGGGATCCGACCCCGCCGAGTGACACCGCGACGCTGGCATCGACGCATAAGACCGCCGGGGAGGCGATCACCGCGTGGAATGTCGCAGCGGCCGCAGCGGGCCTGAGCGTCGACGTCGCGGCCCTGGCTGAGCGCTACGGCGTCCCGCTGCGACGCGCGGCCGTCGAGGCCCCTGCAGCCCCCGCAGCCCCTGCAGCGCCCGAGGGAGAGGCGCTGGTCGCTGGCGTCTCCCTGCGCCCCCCGCAGGGAGTCCGAGAGGCTTTCCGCCGAGGCCTCGATCTGGTCGACGAAGGTTACGGCGGCGACGGTCTGCAACCCGAGACGATCGCCTGGGCAAGGCGCCTGGCCCGTGGCGAGGACGTGTCGCCCGAAAAGGCGGTCAAGATGCGCGCGTGGTTCGCGCGACACGAGTCCTCGCCGGGCGAGGCAGAGGCGCGGCGCACCGACAAGCGCAGCCCGGCGTGGGTTGCGTGGCTGCTGTGGGGCGGTGACGCTGGACGCGATTGGGCTGGCAAGATCGTGCGCCAGCTCGAGGCGCGCGGAGTCCTGGACGCTTCGACGACCCTCTCTGCCGGTCAGGACTACGCCGACGCGGTGATCGAGCGCGGAACTGCCAGCGGCACTCGCGCGATGCGCGGCACCCTCGGTGCGATCGCGAATGCAATCGACGCCGCGACGAGCCCCGAGGATCTGCGCGCGCGGCTGCTGACCATCCTCTCGACCGACGACCCCGCGGCGCTGGCGTCGGCCCTCACGCGAGCGCAGACCCTCGCGTCGCTGGCCGGCCGATACGACGTGATCGAGGATCTGTGACCCTGACGTCGCTCGACGCGAGCGCAGACCCGCCGCCCGCATTCGACGAGGCCGTGAAATGGTTTTTCGGCCGCGTCCCGGTCACCGATGCGATTTTCGCGGCGCTCACCACCGAGGCTCAGCGACGCGCGGTCTGGTTCGCGGGCGGGGCCTCTCTAGCGGTCGTCACCGACGTGTGGAGCGCGCTCGACCAGACGCTAACCACGGGCGGCACGCTGGCCGATTTCAAGCGCACCGTGGGCCCCGCGATCCTGTCGCAGTGGCAGGGTTCGGTGGCGAATCCAGCGTGGCGGATGGAACTGATTTTTCGCAACGCCACGCAGCGCGCGTACAGCTTCGGCCGCGTCGAGCAGCTTCGTGACCCGGCCGTCGCGCGAGTGCGGCCGTTCTGGTTTTTCGACGCCGTGGGCGACGCGCGCACCAGCGAGATCTGCCGAGCGCTCGACGGCACGGTCCTGCCAGCGAGCGATCCGTGGTGGGCCTCGCACACGCCACCGTGTCACCACGCCTGCAGGTCGATCGTGCGCGGCCTCAGGGCCAGCGACCCGCGCGTCGCCCGAGCAGGAAATGCGCCGCCCCCAGTTGCCAGCCAGCAGGGTTTCGGCACACTACCCGGCGAGGATGAGTGGCAGCCCCGCCGCGCCGATTATCCTCCCGAGGTCTGGGACGCCTACCTCGACAATCCGAGACTGAGGCCGCAACAATGACTGCCCGACGCAAGCGCAAGCCCGCATCCCAGCACGCGACCCTCGACGCGCTCCCGCTCGGGGCGGGATTCCCTCCGCGCGAGATCAGGCTTTTCGCGCGAGGTCTCACGAAGACGACCAAGGGCGAATACCTCTTCGACGACGCGGCTGCCGAGGCGATCATGCGCGCCTTCGACGAGCACGGGATCGACCTGGCGATGGACTTCGACCACGGGGCCCTCGCAAGCCCTGACGGTCGCAGGCGGGACGTGCCGGGCTACTACCGCCCCGAGGTCCGCGACGACGGGCTCTATGCGATCCCGTCCTGGACGGCCGCGGGCCTCGCTGCGATCAGGCCCGGCGACAACGGCGAGCTCCCCGAGTATCGGTACACGTCGCCCTCTTTCGAGTTCGACCCCGAGTCGCGGCGCGTGCTCAGGCTCGGCCCGCTGGCGCTCACCAGCTATCCGGCGACGCACGGCGCGAGGCCGCTCGTGCTCTCGGCGCGGGACCGTCGCACCGACGCGCAGCGAGCCGCGCTGAGCATGTCGTTCGGAGACGTCGCAGAGCACATCATGCGCGCGGTGTCCGGCCTCGTCGGGGCCGTCGAGATCAACGAGGTCTACGCCGACCATGCGATCGTCGAGCAGATGCTCCCCGGTGGCGACGAGCGTTGCTTTCGCGCGGTCTACCGCGTCGTCGAGGACGGCGTCGAGATCGACGAGCTCGTCGAGGTCGAGGAGATCTATCAGCCTGTCGAGGGTGGGATTGTGATCCGCCCGAGCACCTCTGCGCCGATGGTCGACGCAGCATCACCAGCGGCAGCGCCGCAGGAGCCTCCCATGCCGAGTCCCACCCCCGAGGACACTGGCGCGGCCGCCGTAGCGAGCCTCGCCGCGTCCCTCACCACCACCACCGGCGCGAAGACCGCCGCCGAGGCCCTCGCGGTCGTCGAGGCCTGGCGCCGTGACAGCGCCGACCTCGCGTCCCTCCGCGCGCAGATCGCCGCCGAGCGCGCGGCCACCGAGAAGGCCGAGCGCGCGGCCCAGCTCGACGCGTGCGTGGCCGAGGGCAAGCTCTCGCCCGCCGAGCGCGCGGCCGACGGCCAGTCCGACTGCTGGCTGACCGGGCTCGACGCCCGGGGCGTGGCGCGATTCCGCGCGGTCCGGTCGCCGGTCGTGGCCGTCGCGGCCCCGCAGGCGCCCGCCTCGAGCGGCGCGACGCTCAGCGCCGAGGACACCGAGACGATGTCGATCTTCGCGCGTGCCTTCGGCCTCGACACCACCGCTCTCACCACCGCTCTCACGAAGGATCACTGACATGGCTGCTGCAACCTCCAATGTGGACACCGCCCGCTTCGGCGAGCAGGCCGTCGTGCGCGCGCTGATGTCGCTGCCGGTCGCGGCGTCGACGCACCTCTACCAGGGCACGATCGTGTGCCTGGACCTCGACGGCAACCTCGTCGCCGCGACGAACGACGCGACGCTGTACGTGGTCGGCGTGGCGCAGGAAGAGTCGGACAACAGCTCTGGCTCCGCGGGCGCCTTGCGTTGCTTGGTCGAGCGCGGGGCGTTCTACTTCTCGAACGGCACTTCGACGGCAGCCATCGTCGCGGCCGACGTCGGGCGCGTGGTCTACGCCGCCGACGACCAGACGCTGTCGCGCCTCAACACCTCGGGCGACCTGCCCGCGGTCGGCAAGGTGATCGCCGTCGACGGGTCGCAGGTGATCGTCGAGTGCGGCCTGCTCGGTCGCGCCGAGGCCAACGGCGGCGCCTCGCACGACGTGCTGTACCCGGCCGGTGCCTCGCTGACGACCAGCGACGGGCTCTTCGTGAAGCTCAACGGCTCCTCCCAGGTGGTGCTGGCCGACTCGGCCGGCGAGCAGGCGCTCGGCGTGCTGCTGAACCGCCCGGCCAGCGGGGCGATCGCGATCGTGCGCGTGCTCGGGCTGGTCGAGATCATTGCGTCGACGAACATCTCCGACGGCGGCCTGATCGCCACCACGGCCACGTCCGCGCGGGCCAAGCCCGCCGTCGCCGCCACGGTGAACACCAGCGACGCGGGCGCGACCAACGACGCGGTCATCGGGTCTTTCGTCATGGGCATGGCCCTCTCCGATGGCACGGCGGGCAACGCCTTCCGCGCGATCCTCAACCACATGGGCGCAATCCCGACCACGGCCGCCTGATCACCAACAAGGAACGCACCCATGCTCATCACTCCCGCCACACTCAAGGCACTGCAGGTCTCACTCGACCTGCGATTCAAGCAGGCCTATGCCAACGCGCAGGTCCAGCACCCCCGGATCGCGTCGACGATCCCCTCGGGCGCTCGCGCCAACGTCTACCCGATGCACGCGAAGCTCGCGAAGCTCCGCGTGTGGGACGGCGAGCGCAAGCTCGTCAACGCCAAGAGCTACAAGTACCAGCTCGACAACGAGAGCTATGAGCTCACCGTGGAGGTCGACCGCGACGACATCGAGGACGACTCGATCGGCGTCTACTCGGGCCTCGTCGACGAGATGGGCATGCAGGCGCGCCTCTGGCCTGACGACCTCGTCTTCGCCGCGATCCTCGCCGGTGGCACCGAGACCGCGTACGACGACGTGAGCTTCTTCTCGAACAGCCATTCGCTCGGTGGCAACACCATCGACAACCTGTTCGGCTCAACCGCGCTGACGCCGTCGAACTTCGCCTCGGTGCGCGCGTCCATGATGGAGTACGTGGGCGAGGACGGCGAGAGCCTGCGCGTGCGCCCCGACGTGCTGCTCGTGCCGCCTGCCCTCGAGGTGACCGCGCGCAAGATCGTGCAGGCCTCGACGATCGTCGACTCTGGCACCATCGGAGCCGTGGACAACGTCCTGCGCGGACTGAGCGAGGTCGTCGTGGCCCCGCAGCTGGCGGCCAGCGCGGGCGGCAGCGACTCGACGTGGTACCTGCTCGACACCACGCGCCCGATCAAGCCGTTCATCTTCCAGCAGCGTCAGGCGCCCGAGATGGTGACCCTCACCAACCCCTCGGACGAGCACGTGATGATGCGGAACAAGTTCGTGTACGGCGTGAAGGCGCGCGGCGCGGCGGGGTACGGGCCGTTCTGGCTCGCCGCGAAGTGCTCGGCGTGACCTGGACCTGATCTGACCCGAGAGGTGCTGCTGTGGCGTACGCGACGACGACAGACCTGGTGCGATTCGGGCTGCCCGCAGCGGCCCTCTCGGGTGTCTCTAGCACCGTGCAGAGTGAGTGCCTGGAGGCCGCTAGCGACGTGGCCGACAGCTATCTACGATCACGGTACGCGACGCCGCTGCAGAGCTACGGCACGGACCTCACGCAATGCGTGTGTGCTCTCGCGGCCGAGCTGATCCTGACGACGCGCGGCCTCGATCCGAGTCGCGCGAATGGGGACGTCGTCATCGTGCGGGCAGACCGGATGCGCGCATGGCTCCGCGACGTCTCGGCAGGCAAGGCCGCCGTCACGGGTGGCGTGACGGTGCCGGGCCCGCAGCGATTCGCGACGGCCACGACGGCACCGACCACGACGAGCTCGTCGCAGCGAGGCTGGTGACCGTGAGCGTGCGCGGCGATTTCGCAGCAGCAGCCAGCCTCGCGCGACGTCTCTCAAGGCTCAGTGACCAGGCCGTCACCGACGTCGTGAAGGCTGTCGCCGCCGAAGCGCAAGACCTCGTCGCCGAGGGATTCCGCAGGTCGACGGCGCCGGGCGGCGTGCCGTGGCGACCGCTCGCGCGGGCCCGTAAGCGCAACGCTCGGCGCGGCGATCGAGGCAAGCCCCTTCTCGACACCGGGCGCTTGCGTGCGTCGGTGACGACGCGGCCGAGGATCGAGGGCGACAGCTTCTCGCC